GTCGGTGTAACCGCAGTATTTGGAGAACACTTTCCAATCCCTAAGGTTTGTTGCATCATGACGGGTGCTGGACCTGAAGAGCATTTTGCGTGTTCGTATCCCAACGAATGACCCATTTCATGCGTGACCATGTATTGCCGGTATCGTTCCAAGGGTAACTTGGAAGGTGTTGCTCCTTCCATCCATCGCTTTGCATTCAACCAAATCTCGTTTCCACCCAAGGTCGCACATGAAAGTGTATCATCCCCACATCCTTTCTTCAAAGTATGTGGAGACGATAACCGAATGGTCTTTCCCTTTCCAACCACAAACGTATGCCATTGTGCCCAGCCCTCAGGGTCTGCTAAATAGATTGCGACTTCTTCTGCAAATTGACGCGGGTCATAGTCGACATCCGAATCGACTGACGTCGTATACCGAATCAGTCCCATTATGTAAAAAACAGGAAACTCTTTACATGAAGTAGTTGGGATCCAATTGAATGGCAAGGTTCTCAAGAATCAACTGCGCGAACAAGGGGGATATCTGACTATGGTGAACCATTTGAACGCGAACTCGTTCATTCTCGAGACCGACTCGAAAGGCAACTTGTTTTTGTGGGTTAACATGAGCCGTGACTGCGACAATGTGTGAATTACCGTCCTCAATGATTTGTGCTCTGTAGTGGTCTCCAATGTCCATGTCTTGGAGCATGTCGTCAACTGCGTTATGGATATTATACATTCTGAATACAGGGAAAAACGACGCAGAGGTCGAATTCCGTTTTGAAGACTTAACGACTCTGACGCTCGAAGAGAACGCGGCATTCAGAGTTGCAGAAGTATGCGTCGCACGGGAATGAGCAGTACTCGCACTTGGCTCGTGGAATCCTTTTTCGTGCTTGGCGTCCACGCACGAGTGCTTGAATCTTGATGGCTGCGTTGTTCCTGCGAGCCTTGTAGGCAAGCACATAGTTCCAGATGGAGAAGCTCATTCCAATCTCTGCGCACTTCTTTGCGATGGGTTTGAACATCTTTCGCCAGACAGCTTGGGCCTCGGCAAGTTCCTTGGCTTCTCGTTCTGCCTTCTCTGCCCAGAAGGCTTGTACCTTGTCGCTGTTACGAAGCTTAGTGTCCAACTCAATCCACTCTCCGATGGAGTCGCCATATTTCCATGGCTCTGCAACCATGTCGCAGTACAGCTCATACTCGACATCCACCACCTTGTGAGGAACTTCATTCAGCAGTGGCTGTGTAAAGTTCATCGCAATATCTCCCCATGGACGCATGTCCTCTTTGCCCCAGTTTATCGCGGCGGGACGCCCTAATTCTGTAATTTTCTCCACAGACAGATTGTCTCCCCTGGACACCCCTCGAGGCGCCACAGAGTTCTCCTTTTTACGTGTGTCGACTCCAACACGGGCCTTTGCGGGTACCAGCCGATATATGGTCTTATTAGCCATGGAGGTAGCTTTGGCTGACGATAATAAATCCGTTTTTGAAAGTTGGTCCATAAGGTTCCTCTTGACCTCGGCCTTGACTTTGCTCTTGCGAACTTTTCAAAACGGATTCATGCTGTTCAGACACACTAACTTCCCCCCTCTCAATACACTCTACAATGTCTATCAAGCAACTCATCATCTCAGCAATCATCAAAGTCTCCGAGGAGAACCCTCTTCTCAACCACGAAGATCCAAAGACCGCCATTGAATCTCGTGACCAGTTCATCCAACTCCTCATGAATGAACTGTTCCCCGAAGCCGAACTCGAAACCACTCACATTACCGTTCCAGTTGTCCCTGCGCCCGTGGCTACGGAAGTGCCTGCTCCAGCACCTGTTCCTGTTCCAGCACCTGCACCTGCAGATCCACCTACACCCACCAAGAAGCGTGGACCCATGACCGAAGAAGCCAAAGCCGCAATGAAGGCCAAGAAGGCTGCGAATGCCGCTAAGAAGGCCGAAACTCCTGTTCCAGTCGAAGCTCCTGCTCCTGTTGAACCCGCTAAGGAGAAGAAGCCCAGAGCTAAGAAGACTGCAGTTCCTGAGAACGCCAACCTCGCTAAAATCGACCCAACCTGGCGCAAGCACCTCAAAGCCGCAGACAAGGAGCACGCAAAGGAACTCGAACCACAGCTGCTCGAATACGTCAACAGCCTCACCAACGAAGAGTTCCACGCCAAGACCACAGAAGCTCACGTAGCTGACTTCGTAGCCTCACGCTCAGACGGCAAAGTCGAAGCCGAGCTCACAGAGGTAGAGTTCAACGGCAAGACCTACCTCGTCAACCCCGAGACCAAACGAGTCTACGAGGGTGAAGGAGTGTTTGATCAAGCCACACAAGAATGGACTAATTACAAGGCAGTCGGAACTGTTGGAATGGCTGCCTTTACCGAGATGAAGATGGAGTAACTTCACTCAACCCTTACCCCTTTTTACTTTCGGATGACCGACGGTCGTGTCAATGAATCAAATGGAGGACATGTTAATCTTCCATGATACCATGTTACATCTGATAAGGTTAGGTTATTTGGAACGTCCCGTAGTGCTTGACGGTAAGCTAACCATTCATCTAGATTGGCAAGAGTTTCTTGATTTCTAGGGGTTTCAACCCAGTCAGTTGCAGCCAACTCTTTCTCGCGTTTTATACGAATATACAGTATTGCTCTGGATAGACGGATTTCATCACGCTTTGCACAATACTCTTCCCATGTAAAGGGAGGTGTAGGCATCTCGAACGTGAATTTTTCGAGTAACTCTTGCATCGATTGGGGTTCATCCATAGAACTAAAACCAACACTATACACACCAAACGTATGTAGTACACACCCCACGAGACTCATTTATATATAATTTATACAAAGTAAAGTATAAATCTATCGTAAGCCTCTTGAAATGTCAATGTCTCTACACCAATCCAATCTGTATAACTAGTATTCGTAATGTCTTGATAATACTGTGGATCAAAGTGTATTAAACGACAATACACGCGCGGTGCTATAACCACGCTATTTGCACGTCTGGTAAAGATAGCTAGACCTTTTGTGGATCCGCCTGTATGCCATAACGGACCTGGATCAGCACCATTCCAATCAATTAACCAGCCAAGTATCATTTGATTATATAAATTTGCACCACTTCCGTGGTATATAGTAGGAATGGTCGCAGAGGTAGCTGACAAAGTCCCTACAGTAATATTAGGACTTCCAGTTAGTCCTTGTGCGTTTGTAGCCAGTGTGGCTGTAGCCGAATTACCCGTGCATGAAGTTGAACTACCTGTGATACTTCCAGTAAACGCGCCAGTGAAATTTGTCGCATGTACATTTGCCCATCGTGTTCCAACTGCTCCCAACGTATACGTATTATCCGCACTTGGATTATGAGTTCCAGAAGTGATTGAATTCGCAGCTAACGCAAGTGCACCCGTTGAGGTGATTGCACCGCAATTCAATGTTCCACCCACTGTCAAATTACTACTAGTCCTAGCAGTTCCACTTACATCAAGTCTAAAGGTTGGATCCGACCTCCCAATACCTACATTTCCGCTCGAGTCGATTCGCATTCGTTCAACTCCAGCTGTAGTCCACGCTATGTTACTAGCACTCGGTCTGAACATTCCAGACGACACATCCCCTGTAAACGTGTAGGTAGGTGCAGAATTCGTACCCGTTGCATTACGAATTGTAGTACCGACTGATAAGTTACTCATAATCGTCGCATCATTACTCACAGTCATTACACCTGTGATTGCTGCAGTATTACTGATGATTGTTGCGCCTGTAATATTGGCGGTTCCACCCACACTCAAATTACCTATAATACTTGCAGAACCATCGACTTGAAGTATTGGAGTAGGATTTGCAGTAATTCCCGAGAATCCATTGGAATTGAGTAGTATTCCGTTAGCGGTCTTAAATCGATACTCGTTCGCAGTCAAAATATCATTGTAGGGTTGAATGGTTGTACTCAAATACGATAAGGTGGAACCGCTAAATTGAAGAGTCAATGAACTTGAAGCCTGTGTAGTGACATAGAGGTTGAGAATTACACTAGAGCTATACGTGCGAGTCGGAACAAAGAGTGAAGATGTATACAACTGCAAAGGCGAAGATAGATTGACAAGTGTTCCACTCGAACCAGTTACCACAACGGTGCTTCCGTCCATAATTTCAAAGTAAAAACTTGCAGGGCTTGCCGGAACTCCTACTGTAGCATAGAGACCGAGAATCCATTCACCTGTAATAGAAGACATAGACGGATATCGTGCGGGTATAGAAAAACTCATAACTTTAGCATTGGTCGTACCTCCGGGAACAATGATAGTTGCCAGGGCTGTAAGTGGGTCAAATTCAGTGGATAGTGTCCCACCTGTAAGTGTACTAGAACTATAAGTAGCTTCTATTTTAGAAGTTAACTTACGAATTCTACCACCAACTACATTTTCAGATACATACAGTTCTCCAGTAGGTGCTGCTGCAATTGAATTAATAGTATTGAAACTCGCACTAGCTCCTACTCCGTCTGTATTTCCTAGAGTTCCAGAACCTGCGAGTGTGGTTACTTCACCAGTAGCAATCACGATTTTGCGGACGCTATAAGCGTCAGCGACAAACAAAGTAGTTCCTGTCGAATTGATAGTGATTCTAATTGGATTATTGAAAGTAGCCAACGCACCGATTCCATCACTGTTACCTGCCACTCCACTTCCTGCGACTAGAGATGCTACACCCGATGAAGTCACTTTACGAATGCGATGGTTGCCAGTGTCCGCTACATATACATTACCTGCAGAATCAATGGCGATTCCATAAGGACTGCTGAACTGTATTTGAGTTCCAACTCCGTTTCCATATCCAGAACCATTTCCTCCAGCGAAGGTTGTGACTACACCTCCAGGTGTGGTTTTCTGAATCGAATGAAAATTGATATTAACTGTGTATAGATTACCTGAAGAATCTACCGCAATTCCATTAGTACCGCTGTTTAAACTTGTTGTAATTGTACTAACGTCTCCACTAGGTGTAATCTTACGGAGTCTTTCACCGTTTAATCCATCGGTTCCATATACATTACCCGAAGAATCAATTGTCATTCCCTGAATTTTATTGAACCTCGCAGTTGTTGCATTTCCATCGGTAGTGCCTCCACTTGCCGCCGAACCAGCCAGGAATGTAGTTGTAGCACCGTCTGAAGTGATTTTTTGAATACGCCAGTTATCAGCTACATATACAAGTCCTGTACTATCCACTGCAGTCGTAATTGGCCAAAATGTAGTGCTAAATCCGGTTTTGAAGGTAGTGACCGTAAACCCTGCACTTCCAGATGAGTAATTCAATTGAAAGGTACGCCCTCTTGCACCACCTGCAAAGTACTTCAAACCATTAATATTGGTAAGGGATACATCCATAATATTCGCAGACGGGACTGACAAATTACTCGCAATGGTTGCATTTGCAGCCCAGATTCGTGTAGACGATGAAATGTCGGATGTAGCTGTTAAGGTCGAAGTGCCGATATTACTCGCAATGGTTGCATTTGCAGCCCAGATTCGTGCAGACGATGAAATGTCGGATGTAGCCGTTAAGGTGAATGTCTTGATAGCTCCACTTACGTCAAACAAGACACTAG